CCAAAGTCGGTGTTCGACACCAACGCAATGGTTTCGCTGCAGTCCCGTTTGCGCAGCCCCTCCAGGATCGACGACATGCCGTTGATCTGGATCTCACCCTGCGTTGGATCACGCTGCGCATCAGGCTGCTGCGAGATGCCCTGCGCAAGGTTTGGAATGGCGTAAGAGACAAGTGACATCAGAGGCGCAACCCAGCACTGATACGACGTGTGGCCAGCCCACTGGCCGGGGCAAACGTCGGGAACGGGTTGTAGTTGCGCCCATCGGTGAGCATGTTGGCCTGCTCGACCTGGGACTCCATCCGCTCAAGCGTTGCCTTTGCCGCTTGCTCGTCTTCCGCTGTGTACTTGTAGAGAGCGTCAGAACCCAGCACGCGGTTGGAGAACACACGCGCCGACCTGATCGTCACCCATCGGTTGTACGCCTCAGGTGTTTCATCCCAGGGCAGTAAAAAGATGACGTCTGCGTGCAGGTGGGGAATGTCATCACCCAACAGCGTTGTCCTGTTTTCGCGGTCGTACACGACTTGACCGCGTAGCTGAAAACGCCCGGCGTAGTCATAAGGATCCATCGAAAAGCGCACCACGCTTTCGGGCACCTTGATCTGCTTGGTGGTGGAGTCCCGGTTGAATTGGTAGTCAAACTCTGAGTTCCAGCTCCAGCCCTTGACCTGTCCGTCCTTGTGAAACTCCAGCAGGGTGCGCTCTGCGATGCGCGCATCCATGATCTGCTGGTTCCCCAGCGTGTTGACCGGCTGCTCGCCGATGTTCTCCAGCAAGACGTTGACGGCGTCTAGCAGCGTTGTTCTGCCTGGAGTGACCGCTTGATTGGCTGTACCCATTCGACCACTACAGGCTTGTAGTGCTCATTCTGCTACGTCACAAAAAAAGGGGCCAGTAGTGGCCCCCCTTTTCTGCAACGTGTGAGGAAGCAATCCCAGATTGCTCAGGGAATGACGATCTTGCAAGCACATTCCGCACGAAGCTGACCCATGCCAATCGCTTGGCGGGCCACCATCATTTCGGATTGGTACTGGACCTTGTACTCAGGTCCGGTCATCTGCAGGCCAGGAGACAGCAGAGTTAGGACGCCAACAGCTTCTTTGTTAAAGATAAGGCCCTTGCACTTGCTCAGGTCTTGCGCGTAATCAGCGTTGTGATCACCAGCAATCGCGGTGTAGGCCGACTGCGTGACGTGGTTAGACATCAGGATGGGGATGCCTGCCACTTGCAGAGTTTGGCCGGTGGCAATGGTGCCGTTACCGCCGCCGCCGCCATTGAAGTCGGCGTTGATCGCACGGCTTGATTGAGAAATAAGGAAGTAATCTTCAGGAGTGAAGACGCCATACATGCCGTCAATCGGCACGTCCTTTTCCTCAAACGCCACGCGAGCGTCGAAGATCGCGTTGACCAGAGCGTCACCTTTGGCCTGACGGGTTGCGCTTGATCCGGTGTAGTCAGTACCCAGGGTCAGGCTGTTGCCTGTTTTGTGGGCGTTGATGGTCTTAGCCAAGGGCTGCGTAGTGTTACTTGCAGCCGCGAAAATCATGCGTGCGACACGCTTGTCATATTCGGTGGCTAAGGCCCTTCCCAATTCCTGCGTATAAATTTGCCTTACATCAAAGTAAGACATAAGCTCGTCAACTTCCAGGATCGACACATCGGCGATCATGAGAGCGTCGAGTGAAATTACACGCTCATTCAGGTCACTGGGATCATTATTACCACCTGTGATTGCGGTCCCAGGTTGATGATAATAAGCGCCCAAACGTCCTGTGATTGGGAAGGCTACACTTTTGCCTCCGCGAATGTTTCTTTCGCGGGTTTTGCCTTTGAATACCGTGGTGCGCTCAAAGCTGTCGAGCACCTCAGCGGCACCCAGCTTGAGCATCAACGCGCGGTCTGCATCTAGGCCAGAAGCACCAGCACCCCAAGTGGCTGCTGTGCCTTTTACCTGACCCGAGCGTGAAAGAACGGGATTAGCCATGACGGCTCAGAAGTAGAAGTTTGCGGTAAGCGCCCCTCCCATCACCTGCAGGTTGTCCTTCGCAAAGGGCCTGCAACCTTGGGTGCGTTCTTATTGACGAAGTTACTAAAAAACGTCGCTAGCTGCCAATAGCCTTTCAACGTTTTTGCGATAAGCAGAGTCAACGTCGTACAAACGCTGCCCACGCTCATTGCGTTTGTTCATTGCATCCAACACTTGTTGCTGGCTTTCAAAGCGGGTTTCCTGTGCAACGTCACCGCCTCCGTAGAGCTTTGGCTCTACAACAGCCCCAGGCGCTGCTCTGCGAGCCATCATCGCCTTCAAGGCCCATGTGATGGCTTCTTTGTTGTTGGTGTCGACAACCTCGTTGTAGGCGTCCAGCTCGGCCGGATCCAAGTTGTCCTGCGCCCATTCACTGAGTTGCGTAAAGGCGTCGTCACCACCAACCATGTCTTTGAGCTCAGCCTCGTCTGTCACCGTGAGCGTCGGCGCTTCTGCAACCTCACCGGCCTGAGCTTTTGCCACATAGTTCTCAACCACTTGCCGCGGAACGTTGAAAGCTGCCGCCAAGTCGTCGTAACTGCCGCTGATGTCTTCGCCTGAATCGGCTTTATACATCAGGCTGCCAAGGTCAATTCCCTTCTCCTGCAAGGCATCTACGGCTTCTTTGCCATAGATCTGGACAGCCTGCTCAGCTGTGTAACTCTCAATTTGAGGAGATGGGTTTGGGTCGGCAGCCTGGTCGGACTGTTGGCCCATTTTTCTCTGCAACTCCTCGTAGCCCTTCAGCAGTTCCTCTTGGTTGCGGAACTTGCCTGCAAGTAGCTCAGGCTCCTGCTCTTGCTGCTGTTCAGCAATAAAATCCTCCAGGATGTTTTCCTGGCCAGGCGCCACCATGCCGTCTGTTGCGGCTTCAGGCGCGGAGAGTTGCGGGCTGTTTCCAGGGGTCGTGGTCATTACTGGTCAATAGGTTGTTGGTCGGGTGCCATCTCTTGCGACATGGCCGCGGCATTGGCGAGTTTTTGTGGGTCCGCCATGCCGGCCTGCATTGCTTGTTGGGCAAGTGCAAGCTGCTGTTGTTGCTGGGCTTCCATCGCCAGCTCTTCCTCGCTCTTGACGAGTCCGAGAATGTCGATGCCCATGCTGTAAGCAAGGCGCTTGATCAGCTCTGTTGGCTTCACGAATTGCGCCATGCCTTCTGGGCCGATGGTTTGGCCCAGAGTGTTGGTGAAACGAACAAGCTGTTCCAGATCGTTGCCGCGGCCAACTGCCGCCAAACCCACTGTCATCACTGGCTTAACCAGTGAGTCGTCCATCTTCGGAACCTTGCCTGCACGGGTCAGGATGTCGAGCTTGCGTGCGACGTAAGGCACCTGAAACTCTGTGGTCAGGATGGAGTAAATCGACCCGAGGCTGTTTTCGATCTGCAATGCGGACAGGCGCACCTCTTCCGCGGTGACGCGTTCCGCGTCGCGCATGTCGGCCAGCATGAACGCCTGGGCCAACCGTTGCTCGATCTGCTGCTTGCCCTGCATGGCAACGCTGAGATCCGTTGACTTCTGGACCTGCAACGCCAACACGTCGTTGGGATCGCCTGTGACAAAGGCACCGTTGGGCGCACGCGCCAGGTCTGCCGCTTTGGTGACGCCGCTTGGCTTGACCAAGAACAACACCTTGCTGCTTGCCAAGCTGCCTTCTGCAATCGCTTGGCACAGCGCTTCAACGGTTTGCAGGTCAGCAATAGCCGCTGATTCGACGTATCCAACGCCGTAAGGGGCGCCAGCGACGCGAGTCATGCGCAACGGCAGCCATGGGCTCACCGATTTAGGCGAACGGCCCTCAGTGCCAGGCACGATCTTGCCTTTGACCTCCTGGTGCCAGTGGACCGTGTCGTGTTCCCACCGGACGTAGGTGTAGAGCTTGACTGTCTTTTGATCGCCTTTGACGTCGTAATCGCGATCAATAATTCCTTTGAGCTCGTCGTCTTCCTCGTAGCAAAGCTGTTTGACGTTGTCGGGCAGCTGGCTGATCTCAAGCTGCTCGCATGTCACCACCTTGAGCGGGTTGCCCATGGGGTCGCGTGAGCAGACGTAGCGATTGAGGTGAAACACCTGCAGCCCTTCTGACGAGACGTACAGCAGGGCGTTGCCGCCAACGATCAGATGCAGCAGCGCTTCGTGAAAAACCACACGATCGTTGCTGGCCTCGATCTCCCGCAGCACTAGCCGCTCAACGCGGCTCAATGCTTCC